GAATCTCTTGCAGACCGTGTTGATACACTTGTTCGCGAACAGATTGTAACAGAAGCTTCCACTGGTCTCGCAGATACACAAGTCGACAGACTAAAGAAGCTTGTTGAAGATGTTGAATTTGTTGATGACGCTACCTATCGCAAGAAGGTTGCAACTATCAAGGAATTCTACCTTAACGGCTCGCAAGAAACTGAAGATACAACATTAACCGAAGAAACTGATGATTCTTTCATCAGTACTGAAACAATTGTTGAAGGAGAGTCAATGAATGACAACCTATCTCCTGAAATGAAATCCTATTTGACCGCTCTATCAAGAATGAACAAGGCAGTAACTGCCGACCTTCTATAAGATAACGGTTTCCCAAACCCCAAAACAACAACAAAAGAAATAGACTATTATGTTTAACTCCGATAACGCACAAAAAAATTGGGCACCGGTACTTGACGCGCCAGACGCACCTAAGTTCAAGGATAACTACCGTCGTGCAATCACCGCCGTTCTTCTTGAAAACCAAAAGAAGGCTCTTGCTGAAGAACGCGCTCACTCATCCTTCCTTACCGAAGGTAACGCAATTGGTGGCTCCAACACCGGTGGAACACAAACTGGTGGTACTGGTATCCAAACTTGGGACCCAGTTCTCATCAGCCTTGTTCGTCGTGCAATGCCTAACATCGTTGCTTATGACATCGCTGGCGTTCAGCCAATGACCATGCCAACTGGTTTGATCTTCGCAATGCGTAGTCAATATCAGAATGCTTCCGGTGCAAATAGCGCTGAAGCTCTCTTCAACAAGCCAGATACTTTATTCTCTGGTAAGGTGACAACAGCTCAAGGTGAAGCTCTAACAGGCAATTCAGCTGATACCGTTGGTACTGCAGCTGGTTCCGGTGCGCGCACCGTTGCTGGTGGTGGTTTCGGCCAAATGGGTTTCACAGTCGACAAGACCACGGTTACTGCAAAGACCCGTGCGCTTAAGGCTGAGTACACCATGGAACTTGCACAGGACCTCAAGGCTGTTCACGGTCTTGATGCTGAAGCAGAACTTGCTAACATCCTCTCTGTTGAAATCCTTGCGGAAATCAACCGTGAAGTTATTGAAACAATTAACCTTAAGGCTATTGCTGGTGGTTATAATGGTTCCGGTAACTACGACATCGACCAAGACTCCGATGGTCGTTGGGCTGTTGAAAAGTTCAAGACTCTTGGCTTCCAACTTGATGTTGAAGCCAACGCGGTTGCTAAGGCAACACGTCGTGGTAAGGGTAACTTCATTGTTTGCTCCAGCAACGTTGCTTCCGCACTTGCTGCATCAGGTGTACTTAACTACGCTCCAGCACTTAGCACCAACCTAAACGTTGATGACACTGGTAACGTATTCGCAGGTGTTCTTAACGGTCGCCTTAAGGTCTTCATCGACCCATTCAGCACCGAAGACTACATCACTGTAGGTTACAAGGGTGCAAATGCATACGATGCTGGTATGTTCTACTGCCCATACGTTCCACTTACTATGGTTCGTGCAGTTGACACTGACACATTCCAACCAAAGATTGGTTTCAAGACTCGCTACGGCTTGGTTGCGAACCCATTCGCAGGTGGTGCAGATTCAAGCGACACCGGAACCAACAGCGCAAACCCATACTACCGTACATTCACTGTCACTGGTCTTTCTGGTGCAAACGGATTCGGTTACAATGGTGAAGCTAACCTTGCATAATCCTTAACGGATAACGTATATTCATGGGGAGCTACTCGAAAGGGTAGCTCCCTTTTTGTCTATAAATACAACTATGGTAACATCCAATAAAAACCTATTATCGCTTACTGGATTTAAGTTGCAAATTTCCGGAAATGATTATAGAAATACCGAATACTTTGCGGTATCAGCAACACTACCAAGTATTAACCTTCCAGAAATTGAATTACACTATCGTAACCAACATGGATTCCTACCTGGTGAAAAGATTCAATATGATCCAATAAGCATTCGTATTGCAGTTGACGAAGAACTTAAAGTATATGATGAGCTTTATCAATGGATATTAACTAATGCAAAATCTAAAACTTTAGACGTTCGTGAAATGTCTTTAGTCTTTTTGACTAGCCATAACAATGTGTCGCGAGTAATGCGATTCACAAATGCATTTCCAACTAGCGTAGGTTCCGTTGAGTTTAATACCCAGATGTCCGACGTCGAATATGCATACGTTGATGTTTCTTTTCGTTATGATCGTTTTGAGTTTGTATAATTAAATTATGACATTAGATGATATCTTAGTGATGTGGGGTGCTGACTCCAAAATTGATGAAGTGAATCTTGATGAGACAAGTATTAAGAGCGCGAGTTTACATGCTAAATACCTTGAACTCTACAGCCACGCTAAGCTTCGCCTAAAGAAGCGCGATCATGAACTTGCAGTCTTAAAGAAGGACAAGTGGCTGTATTACAACGGCAAAATGAGTAAAGAAGAAATGGACGCGAAAGGTTGGCCATATGATCCATTCAACGGCCTGACAAAACCGCTCAAAAGCGACATGGATATATACTACGACACTGACTCCGACGTAGTAAAATTGAAAATGGTTGTTGAGTATCAGCAAAACATAGTTGAAACACTAAAAGAAATTCTTGACACTTTACGTTGGAGACACACTGTAATTAAAAACATTTTAGACTTTAAACGATTCACTGCTGGAGTATGAGCAACGTAACCTTCTACAAAGTGGACGAAACGAAAGTCCACGTGAAGTCAACTGATAGTGGTGCACTGATGGAACTTAGTGAACACTTCAGCTTTTTCGTTGATGGTTATAAGTTCATGCCAGCATATCGTAATAAGCTTTGGAATGGAAAAATATATCTGTACGATTCCCGCACCCACACGTTACCGTATGGATTAGTACCTGATGCAATGGGATTCTTACAAAAGCGCGGATATAAGGTTGCGGCCGACAACTCAATGCGCGATACTTTTCCGGTTGATAAGAAAGAATTGGTCACATGTGCAACCGAACGCGATATTCGTTTCCGCGGTCAACGCATCACTCCTTATGATTATCAGCTCGATGCATACAGTCATGCATTATCCGAAAAACGTAGTTTAGTTATTAGCCCAACGGGTTCAGGTAAGTCGTTGATCATTTATTTGATGATGCGTTGGTATCTTGAAGAACATGAAGATAAGGTGTTAATCGTTGTTCCAACAACTTCTTTGGTCGAACAGATGACTAAAGATTTTGCTGAATATAGTTCACACGACTCTACTTTTAATGTTTCAGAAGAAGTTCATGGAATCTATAGTGGCAAAGAAAAGATTGGATTAGAGCAACGTGTAATTATTACTACGTGGCAGAGCGCTATTAAATTACCTAAGAATTGGTTTAATGTCTATGGGATGACTATCGGGGACGAAAGCCATTTATTCAAAGCAAAATCGCTAAACACGATTATGAATAATCTGACCCGCTCAGGCTATCGTATTGGAACAACTGGAACACTTGACGGAAGTCTCACCAATGAAAAAGTTTTAGTTGGTAATTTTGGACCAGTTCATAAAGTCATTACAACTAAAGAACTTATTGATAACGAAACATTAGCTGACCTTAAGATTAAGTGTCTTGTATTGAAATATCCAGACGAGTTACGTAAGATTGTTTCGAAGCTTGAATATCAAGCAGAGATTGATGCTATTGTTTCGCATGAAGGTCGTAACCGTTTTATCGTGAACCTTGCAAAAAGCTTAAGCGGAAATACACTGGTACTGTTTAACCTTGTTCAAAAGCATGGTAAGCCGCTATACGAAAAAATTAAAGCAGCCGTTGGTGATGAGCGAAAAACCTTTTATGTCAGTGGCGAAGTTGATGCAACCGATCGTGAATCTATCCGTGAGATTGTTGAAAAAGAAAAGGACTCAATCATTGTTGCAAGTAGTGGGACGTTCTCAACAGGTATTAACATTAAAAATCTACATTCAATCATATTCGCGGCGCCAAATAAAAGCCAAATTCGAGTACTACAGAGTATTGGTCGGGGCCTTCGTAAATCAGATGACGGTCGTGCAACAACCGTTTATGACATATCCGACAATTTCGGATGGAAAAGCAAAAAGAATTACACGATGAAACATGCGATTGAACGAATCAAAATTTATTCCCGTGAAGAATTTGATCATAAAGTATATGAAATTGAATTACCATGAAGACTCTATCTGCTGAACTGATATCTAAGATTAATGATCTAAACATTCGAGTCTATGGACTATCCAGCGGAAAGGTGATCATCGGCGAAGTACTTGACATCTACGAAAATGGTGTAGAACTTAACTATGCTTCAATCATATCTGAATCGGGCGATGACATATTGTTCGCGCCTGCGGCGCTTGGGGAAACTGTGGCAACTCCGGCTATCATATATTCCAATCATGTAGAGTTTGAATCAATCGCTACAATCCGCCTTAAAAAGTACTATTGTGATTACCTCACTGCCTCAAAGGTTTCGGCATATACTGATGAGGATATCGGAGAACCTATGAATATACATCAGCCACTTGATCCTAAAGGTTATACGGAAGATTATTGGAAGAAAATAGCAGAACTGTTAGTACAGTAGCGAACTTGATATTATTATAACGGTAGTCCTTTAGGATGTAAATAATAAAATTCATCAAAGAGAAAAAAGTTATTTACATGCGCGTGATATTATAATAATATACTAATATGAACGAAGATACGAGCGTACTCGCTAAACCAACAAAAACTGCTACGAAGAGACGATCGCGTGGCGATGACTATGTCAACAATAAAGATTTGAGCGCTGCAGTTATTGAGCATGCAATAAAAGTTTCTGAAGCAAAGAAAGCCGAATGTGATCCGCCTCAGCCAAACGATTACATTGCTACTTCAATTATGAAAATTTCAAATGGGCTATCACGTAGCCCGAGTTACGTAAGCTATCCATACCGCGAAGACATGGTCATGGACGGCGTAATTGACTGTATTAAAGCTCTTAAGAATTTTGACGCAAATGCGGAAACACGCGGCGGCTCTCCAAATGCTTTTGGCTACTTTACTCAAATTTGCTACTTTGCTTTCCTCCGCCGAATTGCAAAAGAAAAGCGACAGTTGGATATCAAAATGAAAATGATTGACAACGGATCAATTGGCGCTTTCATTGATATGGATGACGATGAAGCACATATCGGCGAAAATCTTGTTGAAAAGGTTCGCAGACGAAACGCTGCATTTTATGACATTCGAAAAGAAACAGCCAGCGAACCTGCACCTAAGAAACAAGCGAAGCGAGCTGTAAAGTCTGCACGTGTTGGTCCACTTTCAGATTTTATTCAATAAGATGCAAATTGCAATCATTACTGACACTCACGCTGGAGTCAAAAACGGCAGCGACATCTTTCTTGATTATGCAGAACGATTTTACGAGGAAGTATTTTTCCCATACATTCGTGATCGAGGAATAACCAAGATCATCCACCTTGGAGATTACTATGATAATCGTAGAGTAATCAATTACAAAGTACTGCGACGTAATCGCGAAATGTTCCTTGAAAAATTGAGGCAGTACGAATTGACGATGGATATTATTTGTGGAAATCATGATGTCGCATACAAAAACACAAATGATCTTTGCAGCTTGGTTGAAATCCTAACGCATTATTCTGATGTTGTTAATCTATACATGCAGCCAACTGTTAATGAATATGACGGCTTGCGGATTGCCTTGTTACCTTGGATCAATGCTGAAAATTATGCAGAGAGCGTAAAGTTTATTGAGACTGCTGATGCTCCAATTCTTGGCGGCCACCTTGAGCTCTGTGGATTTGAGATGATGAAAGGCGCGCCAGCGATTAGCCACGGCATGGATTCTGATCTTTTCAAGCGTTATGAAATGGTCTTGTCAGGACACTATCATACAAAGAGCGCGCGTGGAAACATTACATATCTTGGAGTTCCATTTGAGCAAACGTGGGCTGACTGCAATGATCCAAAGTATTTCCATATTCTTGACACTAGCACTCGAGAGCTGCTTCCGGTTCGCAATGACATGACAATCTTTAAGCGATTAGTTTATGATGATTCATTGTTTATTAATCCAGTCTCCGATGTTGCAGAGATGGACCTATCACATGTCCGCGGATCTTTTGTTAAGATCATCGTGGCAAGTAAGAAAGATCCTTATGCTTTCGACAAGTACCTTGACAAGATTGTAGCAAATGAACCGTTTGAGTACAAGATTGTTGAAAACCTAAATGAGTACAATGCTGATAATGTTGCGGACGATGATGTCAATATCAGCGATACCGTTACTCTTCTTAATACATACGTCGATGCGGTAGACACAACTCTTGATAAAGAACGAATTAAACGTCGTCTTCAAGAGCTATACGTTGAAGCACAAACCCTTGATTCTATTTGATATGCTAGTCTTTAAGAAACTAAGATACAAGAACTTCCTAAGCGTTGGTGACAACGAAATTGAAATTGACCTTGACAATGTCCGCAGTACGTTGATCGTCGGGCACAATGGCAGCGGCAAAAGTCTAATGCTTGATGCATTGTCCTTTGTGTTGTTTGGTAAACCGCATCGTGCAATTAACAAGCCACAGCTGATTAACAGCATCAATGGCAAAGGTACACGTGTCGAGATTGAATTTCAAAATGGACCGTCTGAATACAAAATCATACGAGGGCTTAAACCCAACATCTTTGAGATTTGGGTAAATGGTGTAATGATCAATCAAGAAAGTCATTCACGTGACTATCAGAAATTGCTTGAGACAAACATTCTGAAATTAAATCATAAGAGCTTTCACCAGGTGGTGGTACTAGGTAGCAGCAACTTCGTTCCATTTATGCAACTTAGTGCCTACCACCGACGTGAAGTTATTGAGGACCTGCTTGACATCATTATCTTCTCAAGAATGAATGGTGTGCTAAAGGAAAGCACCGCAAAGATAAAGGACTCGATCAAAGACACTGAATATCAGCATAGCCTAATCAATGAGAAGATTGTCATGCAGCGTAAATACATCGATAGCTTAAAGTCTATTGGTGAAACAAATGCAGCAAAGTATGATGACGAGATACTCCACCTACGTGAACAGATAGACGAGCTTCTTAAGAAGAATGAAGATATGCTTGTTGAATACAACGGTGCATACGAATCGACACGCGCAACATTAAAGTCGACTGAACAGACACGCACAAAGCTAAAAGGATACGAACATCAGATTAAGGACAACATCAAAAAGATTGTTACGGAATCTAAGTTCTACGAGCATAACACCGAATGCCCAACTTGTAGTCAAAAGATTGAAGAAAGCGTCCGTGACTCAAAACTTGAAGATTGCCGCTGCCGCGCAAAAGAATTGGCAGAAGGTCGTGAACAGTTGCTGCGCAGTATAATTGATGCAGATGCAAAGTTTGTTGAATATGAATCTAAGCTATCTGCTCTACTAAAGCTAAACAACCAAGTAAGCAGTAACAATACCGTTGTTGGCAACTATGAACGTCGTATTCGCGATCTTGAAGGACTGAAGAAAAAGGAATGTAACCATGATGATCTACGTAAAGCCGAAAACGAGCTACAAATTATTGACGACGATCGCGACTTGCTAAGCAACCTTAAGAGTTCGCAACTTGAGGAACGTACATATAATGAAGTCATTGCAGAACTCCTAAAGGACACTGGCATCAAGACTAAAATCATTCGGCAGTATCTTCCGGTTATGAATAAGATGATTAATCACTATCTTCAAATTCTTGACTTCTTTGTTTCATTTGAGCTTGACGAAAACTTCTCGGAAACTATCCGCAGCCGCTATCGTGACGATTTTAGTTATGCAAGTTTTAGCGAAGGGGAAAAGCAAAGAATAAATTTAAGCATATTGTTTGCATGGCGCCAAATTGCTAAGATGAAGAATAGCGCAAATACAAATCTTCTTATTCTTGATGAAGTTTTTGACGCAAGCCTTGACACCGACGGTATTGACAACCTGCTAAAAATCATGAACACGCTTGATCCTGAAACTCGAGTATTTGTGATTAGTCATAAGCAGGATTTGTTGGAAGGTAAGTTTGATCAGAAGATCGAGTTCGAAAGACGTCAAAATTTTACACGCATTAAAAGCATCACGTAACTTATTCAAATCCAATAGGTTAGTAAGCCCATTTCTGTGATTTTATGCGGAAATGGGCTTTTTTGTGCTTTTCTACATTTGACGGTAGTTTACCCATTCGGGATCATTAAAATGCCCAAATTTCACGCTTTTCATAAAATGTTCATTTCCAACAGGTTACGATGGTTTTTAGCAGAAATACTGTCGGATTCCCGTTTAGTCGAATGAGCGGATAAATTTCACAAGACGTTCATTTCCAACAAGTTACGGCTTTCTATGAAAAGCTCTGCCCGAATGTGAATTTTCCGTCAGCCGCCCAATTTTAAGAAACCGTTAATTTTCAATAAGTTGCGGGTTTTTACGAAAATACTATGAAAATTTGTGAAAAAATATATTTACATCGGTCCGGTTTCCGTTTATAATTCTGTCATGCCGATTGGAACTACTGTTCAGAAACCACGCGAAGCGCACCAAAGCATGCTCGCGAAACTCCTTGCTAGGGAGAACATTACCGTCCGTTTCGGTAATTATCAAACCGCGTTCTTTGAGCCAAAAACTCGCGTGTTGGGCATGCCGATGTGGAACGCTGAAAGCAAGCAAGTTTCGGACCTGCTTGTTGGCCACGAAGTTGGCCATGCGCTTTACACGCCGCAAGACGGAATCGAAAAGTTTCAGAAGCGCTTTCCTGACATTCCGTTTGATATTTGCAATGTGATCGAAGACGTCCGCATTGAGCGAATGATTCAGAGTACTTACCCTGGGCTTATCCATTCCTTCCGTGAAGGATACCGCTCCTTCGTTGCAAAGGACCTTTTCAAAATCAACGGTGTCGATCTCGCCAAGCTGTCGGTCGCGGACCGCATTAACCTGCATGCTAAGGTTGGTCACCTTGTGGATGTTCCGCTTTCTGCTGAGGAACGCGTGATTTACGAATCTGCTTATGCAGCCGAAAGCTTCGATGATGTTTTGGAAATTTGTCAGCGGCTTTACAATCTTGTCGAAAAATCTCAGCAGTCTCAAAGCGAGGATGATTCCCCGCAGCCCGACAAGAGTGGAGACAAGCAAGAACAGATCGGTCAATCCGGTGCATCTAGGCAGAAGCAACCTAGTGAACGTGCCGAAAAAACTGAATCGGAAAAATCTGGCGCTGATTCTAAATCTGATGCCGCCGACTCTGACTCTTCGGAATCCGATTCCAATAAGTCCGCCCTAAAGTCAAATACTAAAGGTGATAAGTCGGAATCCAAGTCGGGCCAAGCCGAAGAATCTAAGTCGGGCCAAGCCGAAGACACTGATGATTCTGGCGATGGTGAAGATGGCGATGATAATCATGTACCAAGCCCCGATGACAAGAATTCATCGGACGATCAATCCTCTAATGCAGAGAGTCAATATTCTCCGAAAATGTCTGACAACTTTTCGGCTACTCATCAGCGCGAATTTGACAAAGGTACTGCACAAATGCAAGAGCGCATTAATACTAATCAGGTTAATGTTCCAACGAGCGCACAAATGCTCCGTGCTGTTGCGCCTCTTAAGAAGGTGTTGGATTCTCGTCGTGCAGACTCAAAGTACGACGAAATTATGTCCAATCCTCAACTCACCGAGGCATATGGAAAGTTCAAAGATTCAACCAAAAAGCATGTGCAGGTCCTCATCAAGGAATTTGAACGTCGCAAGGCTGCATATCAATACAGTCGCGCGCGGCGCTCAACAAACGGCACGCTTGACGTAAACCGCTTGCATTCATACAAGTACGAAGATCAAATTTTCCGTAGCGTGACTACTTTAGCCGAAGCTAAAAATCATGGCATGGCATTTTTCATCGACTATAGCGGGTCTATGGTTCGCACTCTCGGATCGGTCATTGAGCAGACTATTCAGCTTGTGACCTTCTGTAAGGCAGTGAACATCCCGTTCGTTGTGTATGGCTTCACTAGCCGCTGTGAAGATACCGGTTCTTGTGAGCCGGTATCGTATGCTCCGGGTATGACGATGGACTTTGACAACGTGAACATCTTTGAGATTCTCAATTCTTCACTGAAGAAGATTGAATTTGACAAGTGCATCAAGGAAATGTACGCAATGTCCTGGTATCGCCGCTCGCATGGTACTTACTCATACCACCGCAGCACAACGTATGTTCTCTTTGCGTCAAACTACGAAGTCTTCGGTGGAACTCCTCTTGTCGAGACGGTTGTTATTGCAAGCGAATTGGTTAAGCGATTCCGCTCGGCGCACAACATCCAGAAGATGAGCACGACGTTCCTTACTGACGGTGACCCTTGCTTTATCCGCATGCATGATAATAATATCGACAGGCTTTTTCGTAAGAATACTGAGGGTTGGGGTAACGGTTATGAAATGCGGTTCGGTAACGAAATCATTAATTGGACTCATCAATATCCTAAGAACGCGATGGCGGCGGCCATCCGCGCCTTCCGCACGATTACTCAGAGCACTGTGATTGGCTACTTCATTGCTGACAATCAGAAATCGTTTAAGTCTCACTGTATTGATTCTATCCGCAATGTTGATCGTAAGATGATCAGCTGGACTGATGGTGCCGAAAAGTTCAAGGGTTGCTTTCGTGAAATTCGTGCAAACGACGGTGTTCTTACCGTTAAGAACGGCGGAGGATATGATATGTTCTTTGCATTTGATGGCCGCGACGGTCTTACAATTAAGGACGACGAAGACTCTGACTTTACAACCAAGATGGACATGGACAACCTTGACACTGTAGCTGCTCATAATAAGCTTGCTAAGGAATTTACGAAATTCTCCTCTTCTAAGAAGTCCTCGCGGGTATTCGTTCACAAATTTGCCGAAATGATCAGCTAACCGTGAAAATACTATGAAAATTTATGAAAAAAGTTATTTACATTCCATGAAATTTGGTTTATAATAAATCCGTACCAATTGAATAACCCACTATATGACTGACCGAACCAAAGCAATCAATACGCTTAACGCAATTTATGCCAACGGCATGCACGCTTCCGTGACCACAAAAGAACTCTATGAAGTTGGGCGTGCGCATGGGCTCACTTATAGCAGCGTGAAAACGCAGCTTATGCATGACCGCTATAAGGCAGGGCGAGGTAAATTTGACCTCCGCAAGCTCCATGCACAACTTACATCTGACGGTGAATCATCGCCTGCCGTCGAGACTCAGGTCACAATTCCTAAGCCCGTCCCTGCACATGCTATTCGTCAAAGCATGCCGACCATCACCGCGGTTGTCAATGACGACATCTACATTCCCGACGCCGATCCTACTTTCGTTCCGTGGGGCGACTACAAGACCGTCCGTCGTGTCATTGAGTCGCGACTCTTCTTTCCTCTTTACATCAGCGGTCTGTCCGGAAACGGCAAGACCATGATGGTTGAGCAGGCATGTGCCAAGCTCAAGCGTGAATATGTCCGCGTTCAAATCAGCCCTGAGACTGACGAAGACGACCTTATTGGTGGATTCCGTCTTATCAATGGCGAAACCGTTTTCCACAAAGGTCCTGTCATCAAGGCCATGGAGCGCGGCTGCATTCTTCTGATCGACGAGCTCGACCGTGGCTCAAACAAGATCATGTGCCTTCAGGGCGTTCTTGAAGGTAAGCCTGTCCTCGTGAAAAAGATTGGTCAGGTGGTCTGCCCGGCTCCCGGGTTCAACGTAATTGCTACGGCAAATACCAAGGGCCGTGGAAGTGATGACGGCCGATATAGTGCCGCCAATATCATCGACGACGCGTTCATTGAGCGTTTCGTTGCTACGATTGATCAGCCGTATCCGAATTTTAAGATCGAGCGTAACATCGTCGGCAAGCACATGGAAATGTATGACGTCGAGGACGATGACTTTGCCAACAAGCTTGTCAACTGGTCCAGTGTTATCCGCAAGACCTATGAAAGCGAAGGCATTGATGAACTCATCAGTACACGCCGCCTGTGCCACATCGTGAAGGCCTTCAGTATCTTCCGCGATCGACTGGCGTCCATTACCATGTGCATCTCTCGATTTGAGACCGAAACACGCGAGGCGTTCTTGGATCTTTATACTAAGATCGATGCGGGTATTCTTAAGGCCGATGATGCAACTTCGGCTGACGACGCTGTTGCTAAAGTCAACGAAGTTGACGCACCATTCTAAACTTTAGCGGATGAGTTCCCGCTAAAACGTGAACCTGAACTCAATAACAAAACAAAACAACACAATGACAAAGACTGAAATTAAGAAAGTATCCACTATGTTAAAGAACAACTCTCAGAAGCAGGCCGTGTATGCGGTTCTCGAGAGCGGTTATGAGCCATCCGTTGAAGACCTGAAGGCCGCTGGGATTGCCGAC